TCCCACATTTCCTGCGCCAATTCCGGCCTGTCGGGATTGCGCCATGCCCTGTAAATCCTGACTTCCGAAAAGTGTTTCAGGGACGACTTCAGGAGAGACAGCATCAGATAGGCGTCAATTTGCCCCGCGTCGTCCTCCCACACGAGGATCTTGAAATCCTGCGCGACAGTAAGCCGCTTGCGGTTTAACATGGCATCTATCCACGTCAGCTTGTCTTTGAGCGGCATCTTTGCGTCCCCCGGTTCGCGGCTCATTACGTCCACCTCAATGGGAACGATTTTCAGGATGTCTTCTATGGAGGTGACTTCCCTCATGACATCAACCCCGCTGCGGTCAGGGCGGTTATGATCGAACTGATCGCCGCCCTTGCCTGTGTGTCCACGGTAGCCCCCCCGGTTGGCGCGGTGACTGCGGCGGCTGGCAAAACCCATAAATAGCCGTCCACCTTCATCAGATTGCTCCCGATATTCAGGGTAAGCACGTCCCCCTGATCGCTGAACACATCTCCAATGGACAATCCGCCTGTCCTGTCCTCGAATAATTGGCGGATAAGCTCCCAAATCTGCCGTTTCAGTTCGTTTGGATCTTCGGCGGTTAGTGGATACGGTACTTCTGCCATTGCCTCATTCTCCAAAATTGTCGAAACTGATCGCCCACGGCTCGTAAATATAGAGACTGGACGAGTCGGCGCAGGTTATTCCGAGGGAGAACCGATAGCCGTTAAACTGCCCGAGGGGGATTCGCTTCCTGGTTCTCGTGGAATGATTCAGCGTATAGGTTGGGGTTTGGGCCACATCGTCGGCGTAAACCGTGACCGTCACGTCCACGCCTCCCGTGTCGATGTCGTAATAAAGATATTCTGTTTGTTTCTGCTTCAGGACGTCCTTTGCCACCCGGTCGCCGGTCCTCAAAGAGACGGCAATGGTCTCTGTCCCGCTTTCTTCGTACTGGTATCCGTCCGACTTCCCAAAATACCGGATGCCCGTTGGGACGTGGTATTCGAGGGCCGTGAACACAAAATCGTCATCATAAAACACGAGGTTCGGGTATGCGGAGAAGTCGATGGTGAGGACTTTTGACAGAGTTGTGCCTGAAGTTGGATAGGCGAACTTGTACCGTCTGCCGTCCCATTCGGACACACACGAGGCAAGGGATGAAATTGTGGTCCTGAAGAGGGCGGTCCCTATCTTATCGCGCGTGATGTTCCTTGAAACGGTTCCGTCGAAGATATAGATTCCATCGTACCACAGCGAGATAATGCCATAGCGCGTCCTTTTGGCGGTGTGTTTGTTGATGCACCCCACCTCGGAGAACGTCTGCCTGACCTGCCAGGTAGAGGAGGACGTGCCCTGCAAGCGCCTCCATTGGTCCGCAGAGGCAATATAAAGCTGGTCCCCCCAGTCCAGGGCACAGACCAAATCAACACCCACAGGGGCCACTCCAATCTCTTCGGAGGCCTCAAAATTGAACGGCAGATATGGCTCCGACGGATAAAGCGTGTTCCCCTTGATTCCAAAAACTCTTTGCAGGTATGCCACACAGTCAACGAAGCCTGTGGGGGGAGGCTGATAGTCGGTAGATTCTATCGGATCGGAAAGCAAAAGGTCGGCGTCCGAAACGTCGTCCGTATAGGTCGTGGTGGTGTTGTCATGGATGGTGGCAACGTAATAGGTCAGGATTGTTGCCGTTGACATCCGGTACAGTTTCCGCTTGATCGTGATCCCGGTCCCCTGGTAATTGCAGGTCCCTATCCCGGCCCACGAAATCTTCTGGCTTGAAACCGTGACGGAACCGGCCGGGGAGGGACCCGTCTCATAAATGCGACCGTTCGGAAACGTGATTTGAAAGGTATAATAAAGGGAGTAGGTTCCGCTTGGATTCCCGCCCGCCCCTGCCACCCCGGTCGGGGCCTTCGTTGGATTGTCCGCGCCCCACTTGTACCAGTTCCCCTTTGTGAAGCATCGGTTGTCCGAACCGTTGGCAAAAAAGGTGAACTCGTCATAATCCGCCCATCGTGGCCGGTTTGCATTGGACAGGGTTCCAAGGGACGTAAAATCTCCGTTGTCTGGGACATAAAGTCCGCAATACCCGTCCAAATCCCATTTGTAATAATAATTCCCCTGGGCGGCAGCGAGCACCCAGTTGATGTATCTATGAAGTCCGTTGATGGACGGTAGCGCGGTCGTGTTGACGGCCGTTTTTGGTTCCCTGGCGGTAAGTCTGCCATCGGTCTCAAAGGAAAGGCCGGATGCCGCGACAAGCTCTCCGTCCTCAAGAAGGAGCGGAGATCGCCTCGACACGATTCCCTTATCAAAGGTGATGGGCTCGACAACACGCGCCATCAGGGAACCTCCTTGCGCCACGGCATATTCTTCGTCCAATTCCAGACTGCGGGGGTTGCGCGAAGGTTTCTGCCGGAAAGAGGTCTCTTGCGCCGGTCCTTGTAAGCCTCAACCTCGTTCTTAAATAAGGCTTGCAGGTACAGGGACCGCTTAAACTCCGCAGAATCTTCCGGATTGCTGGAAAGTAGATCGGCTGCCGCAAAATCGGTGATGGCCTCCTGATATTCCCGTGGAACCTCGGAATACTGGTCGGTGTTGTCGCCACGCGCCACAAGCACCTGTGGCAGGCGGTAGTATTCGATGAAGAGGTTCTTGTCGGCCACATCGACATCAACCGAAACGCCCGCCTGGGTGGGAAGAATCCATTCGTCCGCCCCGTCGATTCTGACAATGACGCCCACGTCCTGATTGAACGCATAGAGCGGACACACCCACGTAACGGCGGCTCCGTAATCAGAGGAGAACGCAACGGAATCTCCGTCGCTCTCCGGGATTGGGTAAACGCCAAAGGTTAGTCCCGCACCATAATTCCTGTCCAGATAGACCCTTGCCGGAGTCCCGGTGTCCGTCCTCCAGTTGGAAACATCGTCGTTCAGTTCCTCGATGGAGGTAATTTTTAGTTCCTTGTACCCATCAGCCAATGACGAATCGTAATAATAGACCGCCATCAGGTCGATGAAGTCCTCCGGAAGCCGATACGTTCTGAAATTGGACTTCAGTTCGATGATTGCATAGGTCCGCAGGCAATTGGTCTGCCGGACGAAACGCTCCTGCCCACGGTTGATCGCGTCGTCTATCCAATCATAGTCGGCTGCCCCTCCAGTCGGTGAATGCCTTGTGGTGTCCTTCACGCGGAGCTTCCGCAGGGCAAGGGCGCGAAGCCCTCCAAGCGTGTACCCGCTGAATACACCCGTGGACGGGGTGGTTACGGTAGGCATCGTGCCCTCCTATCTGACCAGCAGCATTACCTTCCCGCCGTTGAGATTGGACGCATTTGTCGGGCAAACCCCATTCCGCACCTTGATAGGCTCCGGAAAGGCGTCACCAACCATGTCGTCCCCCGATAAATCGAGGATCACAACCCCGGATGCGGCTTCGTCGGGAAGAACCTTGAACTGGTCCGAATCTACAAGGGTGAGGCGCATGGAAGTGGAGCCCGTGGCCTTGGCTCCGTAAATCTCGCATTTTCCTTTTTTGAACGGGAACGCATGGCCGCCCGCGCACTGTGCTGGATACATTGTCATTTCCTCCGTAATTTCTTAATGATGGGGAGTTCCGAGTCATAAACCCGCTTGACCCCATCCCCTAAAGACTGCTCTACCCCGCGAACCCACTTCACGAGCTTGTGGACTCCTTCCGGCTCGATGCTCGATGCCTGGTCGGACCCGTACATGGAACGGTCCATCGTGACATGAAATTCCAGCATTTCCGCCCCTAGCCCGACGGCGACCGGCATATAGATGAGGCCGGGATGATGATTCGAGAATCCGACGGGGATTTCCGGGTACAGTTCCCGCAATGTCCCGATGCACCGGAGATTCAGTTCATCCGACTTGGACGGATAGGTGGACGTGCAATGCAGGATGGAATGGATGTTCTGCGCCCCGAGAATGCGGACGGCGTTGTCGAGGTCGTCGTAGGTGGACATCCCGGTTGACAGAATCGCCTTTCGCTTCCTCAGCCCGTTTTCTGTCAGCCTCTTGGCGAGATAGTGCAGATACGGTTCGTCGGTGATCCTGGCCGACGGAACCTTGATGAAACAGCAGTTGATATAGGACAACAGGAAGTCGATGGACGGCTCGTCCCACGGTGACGCGAACCAGCCGATCCGGTTCTTGATGTAGGCGTCAAGAACGTCATATTCCCGCCCCTCAAATTCAAGGCCGTACTTCTGGTCCCGGTTCGTCTTGCCCCATGGCGACTCGCGGGGCGCGTCCAGTTCCTCTTTCGTGTAGGTAAGGTCAATGGTGCGCTTCTGGAACTTCACGTAGTTGCACCCGGAGGCCACGGCAACGTCAATCAGACGCTCAGCGAGGTCTATATCTCCGTTGTGGTTGATTCCGATTTCTGCGACGAATTCGACCATAAAAAGGTTTCCCTTTCTTCATGGCCGAGCAAAAGGTGGGCGATGAATAGGTTATGACGGCCTAGCGGCGGTCAGGTACGAAATATCCCCAAAGGTGGTCTTTCTCCACCCCGGAGTCAACGGGCCTCATGCCCGCCTTGCCGATCTGCTCCCTCCACCATTCTTCCGACATGAGCGTGATGTGGGCGCATACCTTCCCTGCAATCGGACTCTTCTCCTCCACCAGCGATACAGCGAGAAACGAAACGCCACGGCAAACCCGCTCTATCTCACCGAGAAACTTTCCCACGTTCCAAACGGGGACGTGCTCAAGGACGTCCATGCACAGTACAAAGTCAAAGGCTTTTGATGCGAAGGGCAGGTTGGCCCCGTCGCCCACAACACAGCGCCTGGATACATCATGGTCCCGCCATAAATCCCTTGGATGGGCAATGTCGATACCGTAGCATTCAATTCCAGCATCGACTGCCAGACGAACTCCAACCCCTGCTCCACAGCCGACGTCAAGTGCGGTTCGGATGTCTCCGGCATGGGTCTCACAGACGATTCTCCATTGGTTTGTGCTGTTTCCCGGCCTATAAAGTCCCGCATCGTACACGCCCTGATAGAACTTGCGGATAATGGTTTCCTGCGCTTCGTGGTCATAGCCATCCAATATCTCGTTCAGGTTGTGGGTCTTATTCTGCGTACACAACGACAAATTCAATACTCCCGGCAGAGAGGTTCGCCATAGTCCCGGTATCTGTGAATGTGGCCAGGATGTTCCCCTGTGCCGTTGCGTCGGGCTGAATGTCCGGATGAAGATGGGAGCACAGGCCGGGACCCCCGAATCCATGCACCAGGTCGCCAACGGCATCAATCCGCTGCGATTTGATGATGTCATCCGTGGCGGGATACCTGCCGACCTTGACTTCCGGCTTCGTGCCTCCGGCAAAGGCGGTCTTGACCCTTGCATAATAGGCAATCGGGTATCGTTCGGGCGGCATCGCCATGATCCAGAGGGGGGCCTCGTATCCCGAATCTGCTGCCGCATTCGCCGCCGCAACAAGCGTGTAGTCGATGGTTTTCTTTTCAGCCTTGACCTGCATTTTTCGCCTCCCGGTCCTTTGGTAATTCCATGTTCAGGCACTCCATGAATACGAGTGTCCTTTTGTCCGTATCAATCGCCGCCCGAAACTTCAGGATAATTCCCTTGGGGGAACGGCAGACGCCATATCGCCCTTTCGGCTCACAGAACGTACAGGTTAAAGCGGAGCATTCGACGTCTGGCATAAATCCCACCTGGAATCGCACCGCAGGCCCGTGTCCTCACGGGTGGCAAAGACAAACAGCGTGGCATAATCCCGGCCATCCCTGCGACTGTAAACCTGCCGGTTCGCACTCAGGATCTTGTACCCGATGCTTTCAAGTGTCCCGAGCCACCAATCCGGAGGCTTGATATTAACGTGATAATGCCATGCGTTGTGGATTGGGGCCACTTCCTCCTGGAGGGCTATCGTGAAGACGTAATGCTTCCTGCTGACGCGGAAAATCTCCCGCAGGACGCCTTCAGTCAACTCCTCCGGAATGTGTTCCATGACTTCAAAACAGCCCACCATGTCGAACGATTTGTCGGCATAGGGGATTGTTTTGCCGTCATAATCCGAGCAGAACGGCTCCACCTTATTTTCGGTCCATTGTTTCGCATTTCTGGAGATGTCGATGCCGTAGGCTTCATATCCGAGGTTACGCAGCGCCCGGACCCCCGCGCCGTCTCCGCACCCGAAATCAAGGATCTTTCGGATGCCGTCATGTTCCATGATGGACAGGTTCTCCCCTGCCGTCAGTTGGCCCCAGTACCCGGCTCCGAGGGTCGAATGGTATCCATGGTGGTCGTATAGTTCCTGATAAACAAGTTTCGACTTCTCCTCCGGGGTCGCGTCCGTCTCAAGCATCCATGCCTCTGAAATGGCAAGCAGGGCATCCGGCAACTTCTTGTAGTCCAGAAACGGCATCAGGGTTCCGTCCGACTCCACGCCAAGGATGCCTTCCGAGCAGTCCACAAAATAGTGCGAATAGGCGAAGGAGTGGATGAAGTTTTCAAGCCACAGTTTGTATTCGTACAGGTTGACGAGGGTTCGGACCTCCTCGCCATAGATGTTCGTCGCCATGACGCAGGGCTTGCCGTCGGAAATCGCCGGTCCCTCCACATAATACTTGTCACGGAATGACAGTTCGTTGGCAACGAACATATACATGGTGCATCGGGTGAACTGGACGAACAGCGCAACGCCGCAATTAAGGGCGTTTCCGCCGCCCACAGGGGCATTCTCACCGTACTTCTCCCGAATCACAACCGCCAATTCCTCGTCTCCCACATCGTATGGGATGACGACGAACTTACCGGGCCACAGGGCGATTGCCTCGGGACAGGCCGCAACGGCAAAAACCCCTGTCACGTCACGGCATGTCTCCGGCAAGGATTCCCACCCCTTCGTCCACTTCCCGGGCGCACCATCCACAAGAAGGCAGTAGTGGGGCGTTACGCCATGATCGAGAAGGAACCGCAGCGAGGAGTTCGTGCAGACGATCTTGAACCGGGGGTCCAGTTCCCGAAGGTGGGCGACGGACTCGCGCAGGATGGGCGATGCGCCGACAAAGATCAGACAGTCGCCTTCGTGGTTGGGAAGATCGGATAGCTTCCCGGCTCCCGTCTCGTCCCATCGCGCCATGTTCTTTCGGGCGTTCCCCTGCCACAGGGCGGGCATTCCGCGCTCCTCGTCCTTGGAGTTCCCCCAGGACATGAAATGGTACATGGACATGTTCACGCCGGTACGGTTCAGGCAGTTGCCACGCTCAACAGCGTCTTTAAGCCATCCCATTGCGTGACCTCATGACCATTTCGCAAATCCGCCAGTCCAACTCGTCGTCCATCTCAAGGCTGTTTTCCCTCGTCATGACGTACAGACCCACCTCGCCGCCGCACCGTATCCCCGAATGCTTGACGGCATACTTCTTTGTCCAGTAGATCGCGCCATTCTCCGCAAACCATGCGCTCCGCTGGTCCCGGTTCGGTCGCTTGTCCGTATGGTAGGTAGCGACGGCCATCTTCCTGCCGTCGAACTCCACGGCGTCCTTGACCCAATAGAAGCCCTTCTCCGGGTACACCGACACGATAGAATCGAAGGTGTCGGGAGCGGCCATTTCGTAGGACCGCATGATGTCCTCTGCGGGACGGAGCGGTGAAGTGGGTTGCAGCAGACACCAGAGGTCGATGTCCTCATGCAGGAGCGCGTAATGCAGAAGAAGCGGGTCCAGCCTCGCCTCGTCGGTCGCAAACTCTGCGGGACGGTTGTTGTCAACGTTTACGCCCTCCGGCATGGGATCGAACCCGCCGTCCGATGAAAGGATGATCTTGTCGAAAATGCCTGTGTCCTTGGCCGCGTCCAGCGTCCACCAGTAAAGCGGCTTCCCGCAGAATATCTTGAAGTTCTTGAACGGAATGCCCTTGCTACCGCTACGGCAGGGGATCAATGCGCCTACTTTCAATCGTGTGCCTCCTTCGAGGGAAGGGGGGCGGGTTTCCCCGCCCCGGTTAATGGTTGACTACTTCTCCTTGTAGCGGACCACGACGCCCCGAAGCGTCCCGCCCTGGGCCGTCGCCTTCGTGGACCGCATGATGAGCCACTGCGTCGCCGAGAAGGTCTTGGCTGCCGCCAGGGTCATGGCGTGGTACTTGTTCGTAACCTGCGTGGTCGTGGTTTTGCTGATTTTCAGGGACGCGAACACGGTCGCCGTTCCCGCCCATGACGTTGCCCTGTACAGCTTCACATTGACGTTACCCGTAGTGCTTGCGGGAGTCGTCAGTTTTGCGGCGTAGGCCGCCGTCACGATCACCGACCGGCCAAAAGGAATCCCGGCCAGTTTGGTTGTGGTTGAAGCCAGGGACTTCAGGCTGAACGTACCCGGAAGGGTCAGTTCGCTGTAAACCCCGGTGTTGAAAAGGGGGCAAAGACTCGAAAAATCTGACATTGCTAAACCTCCTATATCCTTGCGGAATGAACCGCATAGATGTCGCTCATGGACGGCCGGAGCACTGCGTTTTCCGTGATCGGCCGTCCGGTTAGCATGATGTTTCTGGCCTGCCTGATCGCCATATGAAGGGGGATCTGCCACATGACCGTCAGTTTCTCCCCCGCCGGAGTGGTGACAGACAGGTTCCCGTGCCTTTTGCTGACCCCGAAGATGCCCGATTCCGTCGCGTTGAAGAAGTATGGGGCTCTCCCCTCCATCGAGACCGATTCAACGTACATCCGCTGCAAGTAGTCCTCGCAGGCCAGTTTCAGGGTCATGAAGTTATATGTCGTGTAAACCTTGTTTCCGTAGATGTCCGGATGGGGCATCCTGAGCCAACCGTCCTTGATGTCGTTCCTGTCTGCGTAGTAGCGGGAATCTTTTCCGTCTGGAAACGATAGGTCGTTCCCTACGAAGATCAGAATCCTGGACCCGCTGATGCGATATGCGGCGGCTACCGCCGTATTGTATTGAGAACAGAGGGCAGGGAACATGATCCCGCACCCATTCACCGGGGAATACCATTTCCGATACTTGCGATCTAAAGCCTTGATAGACGAATAGACGGCAATCCACTTCACCGGACCCGGCCACTTCTCAACAATCTTCGGGTCTGTACAGACGGACGCAATGAGCGTCACGTCCTTTGCTCGCTCGTCAACCGTCTCGAAGAACCTCGCTATGGTCGGGTCGGCATCCATGACCATGCAATAGTCAGGAATGATGCCGTTATCCAACAGGAACCCGAGCCCGGACGAAACCGAGTAGAGCAGGAATCCGCTGTCCCGCTGCAAAAACCGCAGGTCGCTTACTTTTGACCGGACAGAGGGGGCGGCACCGATGATGACCGCCGTTTTGCCGACACCGGCATCCAACAGGTCCGATGCCGCCCACCCTTCCGTTTTTACCCGCTTTCTGTTCTGGCGTGCGTGTTCGATCCAGAGCCGCTCATACTTGCTGCCCGTGTTGTCGGAAATCAGGTTTACGAACCTGTCCCAATCTCCGTTCTGGTCTAACAAGAATCCCGGCTTTGGATCGTTCATCGTTACGTCAATCCGTAAAGGAACCCGTGGCACTTGTCCGCGTTCTTGACTTCCATGGTGTACTGGCCGGAAAGCTGCCACTTCTCATTTCGGCCCGTTTTCGCCATTTTTTCGAGATGCCATTGGTCATTCTTCATGGGCCGCATGGAAATCCGGCTCCGGTCCAGAATGAACAGCTTGTCCTTCGGGCACCACCGATCCACGACAATGGGCATTTCGAGCCCCATGTCGGTCATGAAGACGTTCCGGTAGAAGCCCACCTGACGCTCTCCCTGCTCCACCCGGCGCAGTTCCTTTTCAAAGGATGCCAAAATTCGCGCCTGCGCGGGGCCAACAAGGATGATGGGATCGCTGGTCTCATCGAGCCCACCCACGTCATAAATCTTGTAGGCAAGGCTGTTGATGAGCCCGATGGTAAGCGCGGCTGCCGCATTCGTGACGAGGGTGTCTTCCGCCGTGCCGTCGAGATCCCAGTCCCGGATGAGGCACTGAATGCCAGCCATCGTCCTCCGTTCGAGGTCCCCGCTGAACCCGCTGTTGTAGTACGGGTAGCCGAGCAGGACGGACATGTTGAGTTCCCTCTTGACCTCGAACGTGCGGTACTTGATTTGGGTCTGGAGTTCGTCAACGACAGCCTCCATCGAGATGTTTTTGCGGGTCTGCGTGATCTCCACGGCCCGCTCAAACACCTGCATGAAGTTCTTCCGCTTTCCGCGAATCTGCGACATGTCGGACGAAGCATCCGAGATGTCCTTATAGGGCTGCGCGACGATGTAGCACTTGGTCATCGTCCACGAGGCATGGGTTGTGTTTCCGTATGCCGCGATGGTAACTCCCGTCTCCTTGGACACCGTGGACGCCAACTGAAGCAGGATGTTGGTTCCCGCAGGCTGGATGATGGTTCCGGTTCGCATGAAGCGGGCGAGGGAAGCCGTGGTGTATTTCCCGGTTGAAACCGTAATGACCGTGGAACCGTTGGACTGCGCCAGGATGTAGGCCGGGTTCAACTCGTCCTCGATCCAGTTCACTTCGATGTTCTCCGCAGGCGCACCCATGCGGATATGCCCGAGAAGCGCGGTATCTTTCAGAAGGACCGCAGCCAAGACCTGACTGCAATCAATCTTGTCCAGTTTACTCGACAGGGTGGTGGAATAACCGCCGGGGCCTGTCATAAATGCCGTTGAAGACGACATTGCCATGGTTGAAACCTCCCTTTATGCGCCTAGCCTCTCCTTGAAGAGAGAGCTAATGACGCTATCGACATCGCCTCTCTGCACCGCTTCCGCTATCGCATTCGGTTGAGCCCCAGGGGCTCCTGTATCCGCTCCGCTTCTGGTTGACATTGTGGTATCGGGCATATAAGCGAGGTTTTGGTTTTGGTTCGTTTCCTGCTGGTCTTTTCTGATGAGGTTCTTGAACTTGTCCAAGTCCACATCATCGCCAAACAGTTCACTGATGGACCGCTTCGCGTTTCTCCTCATGGCCTCTTTCCGGTGCTGATCCCCGAGTTTGAAGAGTTGCCTGACGCCCGCTGCGGTCTGGACCGCCTGCGGGTACTGTCGCGCCATGAGTTGCGCGTATGCGTAGCGTTCGTTGAACTCCGCAGGGGATTTCTTGGCTTCTTCCTCAAGAACCCCCTCGATCTGCGCCATCTGAATCCCCTGCCGGACATTGTGGTTCACAACCTGGGCAATGGCGGCTTCGGGATTCTGGATGAACAGTTCGTCAAAGGACTTCTGTGATGCCTGCGGTGCCGGTTGCTGCACCGGGGCCACCTGCAACATGGACAACTGCTCCTGCAACTGCTGAAGCAGAGCGTCCTTCTGCTTGCTCTCCTGCGCTACGCGGGTAGAGAACCCCTGTACCTCCTTGTATGCCTTCAGGAGGTCTTCGGGCGTCTTGAACTGCCCGAGATTCAGTTGGTCGGCTTGCTGACTCTGCTTGGCGGGCTCTGCCTTCTTGGCGGGGTCTTCTGTGTTGGTTTGGGCTTTGTCCTCCGTGTTGGCCTGCACAAAGGCGGCAAGACCTTCCACGTCAGGGAGTCCCTTGGTATCTTCCGACATCTTGTTCTCCTTCTGGATGCCGAAAGGGTGGCTTGCGCGAACCTATCGAATTTTGATTATGGCCGTGAGGGTGATGGAAAACGGCTCGCCAGAGACCTCTTCTATCTCCGTCTTGATTTGGTAACTGACGGGTTTTAGAAAGTCCTTGACGCCGTTCACGATCTCGCTCAACGGAATCACGCCTTTATCAATTGCGATCTTAGGCCGCGTCACCAGCGGCTTGTTTTTCTCTTGCAATGATTTCCTTTCTTGCTTTGATGACCTGCGCGACATACTGCATCAGGGAAATGTACGCCTTGGCGACGAACTTCGCTTCCGGCCCCAAATCATCCATGAGGATTCTCACCGGATCGGCCCTCTGGAGCATAAACTGCTCGACGTAAAGCCAACCCTTGTGGTTCGTGAGGGACTCCAGGGCCGCACCCATTTCCAGGGTGTCCTCCGTGTTCCTTCCGGCCTCATGATCGGCTATCAGTTTCTTCCTGATGCCGCTTCGTTCTGAATCCTCGATGATCTGCCGCTTAAACTGTACCGGGTCCTGCATCCTGTCCTCCATAGCTGACCTGGGAAAGTTGGTTCACGTCCACCGGACCCATGCCGGGATTCGCTGTTGGCTGAAGAAGCTCCGGACGCAGCGGAATAAGCACCTTGTCGATGTTCTTGATGTCCACGTCTTCCAGGGCGTTTCTTGATAGTTCAAGCCAGTCAATCGTGAACGGGTTGATGTTCATCTGGCTGATGGGAGCCACGGATTGCAGATACGTAAGAGCAAACTGCATCTGCTGCTGACGGATCTCCTTGATATGCGTTACCGTCGAACCCATTGGTTTGAACCGGAAAAACTGCCTCACGTCCTCTTCTGACATCTTGAACAGGCCAGCATCCGGCTCCCCGACGATGGATTGGTAAACCTCCGGTTTCATATACCGGCGGGTCAGCATGATGATTCGGGTGGCAATGTTCTCAAGGACGGTAAATTCCGCCATCTTGATTGCCAGGTCCAGGCGGTTCATGGCTGCCTGCTGGAGCTTTATGACCGTTGTGGGCCGCTCCTCGTGCGTCGGCGTCATGCCCCGGGCATACCCAAACATGGAAAGGGCGTTCTCCATGTCGAACCGCACCTTCTCCTCTTCCATGTAGGCGGATTGTGTGACGTCGCCCTGTTCCAGCACCTCTATGTCGCCCAGGTTCTCAAGCGGCCAGATTGCGCCCGAATAGTATTTCAGAAGGTCGTAATTGACGTCCGCTCCCGCCTTCGCCTTGATGACCTTGTTGATAACGAGGTCGATGTTGTCGCGGCGGGCGGAACGAATGAGGTTTTTATCCTCCTGCAACACCTCCAAGACTTCCGGGATTCCCATGCCGAAAAATTCCAGGGGAACCGGCATATACTTGTACTGGACAATCGGCTGATCGTAAGGAAAGGGCTTGACCACCTGCAACCCGGCCGGACCCTGCACGCCTTTGTTGGAGTCCCTGAGAACAACAGCCCTGTTGGCTGTCGTGATAATATGGCCGCCCGACATGTAGTGAACCAGTTCGATGTTGTCGTTATTGGGCTCGTAATTCTGGACGCCAACCTCGGAAAGAAGGCCCTGGTGCCAGTTGTTTTCCGATCCGGAGCCGGAGAGGAAAGACTCCAGTTTTTTCTGAGAATCAACTATATTGCCCCGGCGGGCCATGTCGACGGCCTCTTCCCGGGTCATAAATTCGCGGTAGAAGACGCCGAACGCCTTGGTAATCCTTCGTGCCCCGACAATCGGCATGACATTCCAGAAGTCGATCACCTTGATGAGGGGACGGATATAGTTGTTCTTGTCGTCAAACTTCGGAAACACTCCGACGTAGGACGTTCCGTAAATTCCGGCGTTCCTGAAATAGTCGGACATTTCCTCGAAAAACTCCGTCTCTTCGTGGGCAATCTGATAATTCAGGCACGTCTCGATCTGCTGCCCGATCTTGATCGGATCAAGGCCGGTATAACGCAGTTCCATGAGTGAGGTCTGCCTGGGAACGACGGAATAGAACGGGTAGGTTCCCAGGAGGCTCTGCATCATGGTGGCGGTTGAATCCTCGATGAAGGCCAGAATGTCGCGGGTGCGCGTCCGGTTTACATACGGCCAGTCTGCGTCATCCACCGCAGACCCGAATCGGTAGAGGCGGTAGTGCCGCTTCGCCCGCAGGAAATACGGCTGGCAAAAATCTTCCGCCTTCGACAGCCGGGAGAGGAGCCAAGTCAGCTTCTTGTATTCTGTTTCGTCAGGTCTTGGCATTCTTCAGGGCCTCCCGGTACTTTTCCAGCGCGGACACAATGCCCTTCAGGTGGCGCAGGACCAATTCGATCAGAACTTCCTGTTCTTTTACGCTCAAGCGACCCTCCGCATCTTTCTGGCGCTGTCCATCTTGGCGGTCAGCATATCGACAACCTTCTTCTGGTCCTCGGGGCTCCGATACACCGGGAACTCAAGGGCTGCGTACCGCACGCAGTCGCACCAGTCCTTGTATTTCTCCTCCGGCTTGTCGGCATCCTCCTTGTACTGATAATTGAACATGTAATTTATGAGACCCTTCGTTCCGCCGCACCCGCGCTTCGCAAACAGCATCCCGGGCTTTGTCGCTCCGGTAAGGGTTGAATACTGTGGCTTCAGGTACTCCCGGACGATTTTGTGCCCAAGTTCAACGTCCCCGGGCGAAGAATGGGAAAGGCGGATTCGTTTGATGCCCGCCCGTTCAAGCTCTCCTTGCCATGACTTCTGTTCCATCTGCGTCTTCTCGCCATGCTTCTTGTCGAGAATGACGTACTGGGGCTCCGAATAACCGTTGAGTTCCCGAAACGACCGCACCGTATTGGCTGAGTCCTCAATGGCCCCGGATAGCAGCAATTGCCCGTACCAGAAGATCCGGTGAACCTTCTTTCCGAAAATCTCGATTTCCTCCGGACTCACGGCACCAAATGCCCAGTGGCTTGGACGGGCATCGTGCGGATCAACCGATTCGATCTTCATCCAGCCCTTCGGGATGGAAAAGTCCTCGTAGATGTGGGCTGTGCGGTCCAGTTCCTTGTAAACGAGCCCGGAAAGGTGTTTCCAGATTCCGTTTTCACGCGCCTCCCGCTCTTCCGGGTCCAGGCTTTTCAGGTATTCGTCGATCCCGGCCTTGGGCATGAATCCCATGATGCGATTGCATTGCGGGCAGCGGTTTAGGGTGCGTTCAATCTCGTTTTCGGGGATCAGGATCTTGCAGGAATGGCAGTAATCCCGGCAATTATCCCAAATCTTGCCCCTGATGACGGCGATTTCGTCATCCAGGGCGTCATCCTCGGTATTGAGAGCAAATTGGCTGAGTTCCGGGTTCAAATGTTCGGCACCTTTTCGGCCTGAAATCGTAAATTCCGCATACGTTATGCGATCCGTCCCAATGCAAGAACGGACACGGGTAGTAAAAGAACACCACCCTTACCGTCTCGCCCCGATTTCCAGTTCCGCCGGCGTAAATTCCAGCTTCTTCCCGCATTCGGCCAACATCTCGATGTCCGGCCTGCCGATTGATCGCCAATACTCCCGGTCCTCCGCGTCTATCGGGGTGGCTGGGTTCATGCAGCATCGCCCGCACTGGACACATTCGGTCATTTCAGATACCCGGCCCCCAAAACAAAGCCTCAAAAGACATGTGCCGCCCTCCGCGAGAACTTGTCGAAGATGTAGGGCTCCTTCAGCGGGGTCATCGTGAACCAGGACGGAGCATTCGTGACAACCTTCCCGCGCTCCGCAGCAATCAAAATCTCCTCCGGGGGCGGCTCGTCCCAATGAATCCAATGGGCATCGATTCCCTCGAAGGTGGCCGGCCGCTGGTCGTAAGACCTGAAATAGGCAACCGAACCACACTTCCTGCCGTCCACATCAAAAGGTAGCGTCACCTTGATAACCGCCCCGGTCGGCCCGGGCTTGAAAACGGGCTTGCAGAAATCGGGGATCAACAACCTGAACGTCGGCTCCAACTTCTCCGCGATGGAGTGCATAATGGTTTCGCCCGCCACCATCCCGATATTCGGAACCGCAACGTCAATCTTGTAGTCCGGGTCGTCCTCCTTCAGCCACGGCCTGTAGCCGATCATGTGGGCGATGTCCTCACCAACCCCCATGTAGGTCTTCCCCAACTTGTTTCCAGCCTCCAAGATGCGCCTGCGCGGAGTCCTGCCCCGACTATTCTTGACCCGGATGAAAATCTCCTGTACCGGATTCATCTTGAGAAAGAACAGGGGATACCGACGCTTGATCTCCAGCTTTAATTCAGCCTTGCGCCGCACATCCTCGTCTGTCAGCCCTTCCTTCTTCACCGGAACCCCTTTTGCCGAGCGGGGGGAATTTTCAGAAGCCTTTTATGTGGGGGGCTCATTAGGGGGATATATGATAGCAACACCCCATGTACCCCCACCCAACCCGGTCCCTCTGCTTGGTTTACATAATTGGTAATTATCAGACAAGCCCGCGTAACACGCCATACTCATTGATCTTTTTCGAGCCCTTACAATCCATCAACACACCACCCTGTTGATAACCCGATGCCCTATGGCTGGTGTGTCAATCTGACTCATCCCTGATCTCCCGGATGAGCTTGCCGACTATACCAATGTTTTCGGTACTTTCCCCGCGTTCAAGCCTTTCCTTATCATACGCGATGCCTACCGACATCATCTTGACCTGGAGGGGGGCTTTTTTGATTTCCTCGTCCGTGATGTTTTTCAGTATCCGGTGTTGCAACCCGGCAAAAACGTCTGCCCGGTGCGCCTTAAACTCTTCGTTCTTTCGCGCGTCAATTTTGTATTCGGCCAGGATGCGGGAAACTGTGGATCGCTCAACATCTTTGAGGTCTGCAATTTGCTGGTGGGTAAGCCTCGGGTTCTCTGTTGCGATGGTGACGATTGCCTTTTTTTCTTCATCGCCGAGGTGGGATCTTGGGCGGCGTTTCGTTGTGACTTTGTGCGCGGTCTTCGGTTTCGCCGCCTGTGCCGCCATATCTCTTGCCTCTCGGCTCGTGTTCGGTGCCCGTTGTCCGGGCACGCCCTGGCCGCATTGTTGCCGGTCGTCAGGGTGTTGTGTTTGGCTACTGATCGCTGTTTATGGTGTCGCTGTACCTGTCCCGCTGTACCTGTGTACTGTGCATCCTGTTTCGCAGGCACCACTCACACCCGCCGTGGTTGAGGCAGTAGTGGCTCGCCTTACGGTTTCGGGCATCCTTGTCGGTGTAGATCCTGAGCACCTGTCCGTCGTTTCGGTTGTTCACGTATGCTTTCCGTGTGGTCCTGCTCATCCTGTCCCTGATCCGTTCGTCCCTTGCTG